AGTGGAAAGTTTTCCAGTTATGAGAAGGGTTACTATTACTCTTCCACTAGGTTCATCAGTCATAGAATCCTCATGCCCAATAAGAATACAATCACAGGGCATAGAGATAAAACTTCTCATACATTTCTCTATCACCGTCATCTGTGGAAGCCAATCATTTTTCTGTGGAGTTCCTCCAGTCCTCCCAGCTGTTTTGAGGACACTATACATTATAGTTTGAGACCAGGTTGTCATACTATCAATAACGTAAGTACCTAACCTATCAAAGTATCCCATCTGCTTTCTACGATGAAACTCATCATCCCACAACTTCGCTACAGTAGGATTCATAGGATCTTCGTTCTCAAACCGTGAGTCAACTATGATGTTTCCCTTAGACATCTCATCTGGGTATCTCTTACCATTGACAATAGCTTCACCCCTTAGTACCTTCGTTCCACCTGGGTCAAAGGAGTCCACGTGAATAGGCATACGACAAGTACGTATCAATGAAGTTTTACCACTCCCAGTCGCTCCATAGATTATGGCGTTGTAACTATGCGAACGTGGGTCTTCGGAGTACATTTGTTGTAGCTTTTCTGCTTCTACTTTTATTGCTAAGTTGTCTGTCACTTAATCACCTCCTTTTTATATCAGATATTACATGAGCTAATGACTCACATACCCTTTCACAGGCTACTGTAAGAGAAGTCATTCCTTGGTAAGTTTTTAGTATTCCCTTTAGATGTTCTTCTTCTCTTCTATGTAATTCTAATCTCTCTTCTAATGAATAACATTTCTTTCTCAAAAACTCATTTGACTCTTGAAGATACTTTATAGTTATTCTTGGCATAGTTCACCTCCCTTCTATGGTAAATTTTTTACCAAAGGTTAAGCAACCAACTTACCATCTTCCACCTTGGTAGTAATCTTCTGTTCTAGAGGATTCCAGTACTCAATCTTCAAACCTATTGGAGGAACCTGACAATGCTGTAAAGGATTACTCCAGGTATAACAGTAGTCGAGGTATCTACAGCCCCAGTACTTCGTGCAACTCTCGGTGTTTAAAGGGAAAGCAAATAGTATAGGGTCTCCCTCCTTACACCCATCAAGTTTCTCCATCTCCCAATAAATCTGGTCTACCCATCTTAGTACATTCCATAGCCACTGTTGCATATAGGGAAGTTGAGTGTCTATTAACCTTCGCTGAAGATCCTGTTTAGTCTTCATAAACGAAGCTCCGTTAATCATAACTCCAGAGATTTTCTCCTCAGGAAATAGACAGTGGAGAACATGGGAATAAGTTCCTATCTGAATCTTTAGCATCCACTGACGAAACCAAGTATCATTAAGGGACTTAGCCGAGGTCTTGTGTTCCAATGAGAAGATGCCATTAGCTCCACGACAAATAGTATCCTGCCTGAACGAGAGGACTCTGTCCTTGTCAATAGACACCGTTCCACCTACTTCAGCGTACAGTACATCAAAACCTCCCTGTTTATCGTACTGATAATCAGCAGTATATTTACCTAGCATTTTCAGTGCACTCATAGGAGTTTTAGGTGCCCATAACTCATCTGTTTCCTCTGGGAACATAGGACGGTAAACTTCCAGAAACTTATTAAAAGCCATAATAACATCTTCATCGGAATAACTATGGAGTTTAAGCCATAACATAGCTGCATGCCAGGCTTCACCAAAGACCAAGTCATGATTAGGCTCTTCAGGTTTCCAACCTAACATATACTGATAGAAATAATATCTAGGACACATCATAAAGTCCTGTATCTTGCTGGAGTCTATGATGTTCCAAGTAGGGTGGATTATTATATTTGAGTGCATGATATAATCTCCTCTATAAGAGATATATCTAACATATATCCTCTTAAATTTAAGTTTTTGTTGACAATCTGAAATAGAAATAGTGGACATTCCTTATTCAGATTTTCTACAAATATTCTTTCTGATTCAGTAGGTTCTCTATACTCACCTAGTATAGGACTATTCATCTACTTCACCTCCCTTCACCAATAGTTCATCCATCTTAAGAGTTCTTTCTATATACTTACCACCGTTACTACCGCCTTTATACAACAGCAAATTAAGTTTGCCGTGCATAAAGGAGAAGATACTACATGCTATATGTCCCATAGTACTCAAACCTGTGGGGAGGATATAGTCATTAGGTGAGGAATCCTTTAGTTTCTCAGCGAACAGTCTATAAATCTGAGTTGTTCCATAACGAGACATTACACCCTCAGAGAGATAGATAAGTTCTCCAAATCTCTCAGCATCGCTGTGGTCATGTCCTCCACGATTTACTATGTAGACTTTAGTCATATCTATCCCATATAAAATACTAGTATTATTAGTATTATTACGTAGACAACAGTCGCTACAGTAATTTTCATATCTCTATTACCTCCACGAATACAGGAAATCTAGGAATTTTACCTGTGGTTAGATGTTGGTACTGGATATGACAAATCCTACCAAGCAGTTTAGTTGCTTCTTCCTTAGGCCACCACCTTCTGCGAAACTCATCAGTCATACCACTACCTACTGAGAATATAGTTCCCTCATCAGAGGTAAGCACAAGAGCACCTAACATTTCTTTAGCTAAACCATTTTTATCTATCATTTGTTCCCAGCCCACGATTTTATAGAAATCATCTTTCTTAGGTTTGAACTTCATAACGTTAGTAGAACGTTTTCTCTCATAAAGAGAAAAGAAGTTTCTAACGACAATTCCTTCAAATCCACAAGCTAGAATAAAGTTATAGATCTCCATAACCTCGTCTAGGTCAATACCTATTCTCTCGGGAACTTTTACTATATGCTCAGGAGCTGACTTCAACATGACTTTGAGTTGCAGAAGCCTTTCCCATTGAGGATAATTATTTACCTGGTCAAAGACATGATAGTAAATGTCCTCAGACTCTGGGTGGATATTAACTGTACGAGAGACTCTTGAGGAGATTTCCTCAAAACTTAGGTGGTGATTATAGAGTTCACCATCTAACTCTATCATTTTTCCTGGAATAGCAAACTTTAGTAACTCTTCATTTATGTGCGGGACAGAGGTTATTTCCTGTTCTGATGAGGAGAGTAAAACTACTTTATCAAAGGTATTATATAAGTAACCTTTTCCATAGATTTTTGCTCTACATCTCTCACCATCTAATTTAGGCTGGACTATATATGGAAGTCTCCATCTATTGAGACGTTTCTCATCGAATGGATAACATAGTTGAATCCCTTTTCGTTCTGCCATAGCAGTTCTCCTTATTCTAAATTTAGTTTTTTCTGTATTCCTAATCCACTTATAATATATCTTCTTACTGATAAGCCTTTAGGCATATAAGGATGGTTACTTGGGAATATACTTTTTTGGGTGGTCTTTAGATACTTAGATAGTATCCTTTTCTGCTCTTTAGTAGGTCTGCGTCTTCCTGATATTAGGTGTGATAGTTGTGAGTATCCTATTCCAGTCTCTTTAGCTACTACTTTTACTAACTTATGTCTATTAAGTATAGCTATCTTCAGTCTGGTGTTTAGAAAGGGATTATTCCTCATTCCTTGTTCTCCTTATAGTTCTTATAATAACTCAAAATTGTGGCATTAAGAAGACAAAAAGAGAGGGGAGGAATAACCTCCCCAACTCTTAATTTAACAGTCTACTTCCTACCTTTGAGAGCAGCCAGGATCTCCTGCTGTTTCTCTGGAGTGTAGGAAGCCCACTGAGCTACCAGTGCAGCTGCGGGATCAACTGTACGAGCAATAGCAATACCAGGTTTCCAAGCACTCATCTTGGCGGCAACTTCTTCCTGAGACTTACCAGTCTCTAAAGCTTTCCTCATGATTGCCTGAGCTGTAATAACAAACGAGCCTCGAGCGTTAGTAAACACGACCTCTTCACCGAACTTACTAGCCATCTCTTTCAGATTAGCCCCGAAGTCATACACTATAGTTGCGACCTTGTCTACATCTCCTATTTTCTTTTTTGCTGTAATTTCTGTCATAGCCATAATTTTTCTCCTTTTCTTAATAATTAGTTTATAATACTATAGACACAATTAAACTGTTTTATAGGTATTCCGCACAGACCTCCTTTCTCCAAACTATATTAAACCTTTAACTGATTAATAACCATATTAACATAACTTGGCTTGTTGGTCAATGTAATAATTTGTGGAAATATATCACCTTGCACTCCTCAGTTCTTCTAAACGTCTAATTACTTCAGATATATAATCATTGGTAAAGAAGTGAGACGGAATGTCGTCTATCTCATAAACCTCATAACCACCTACATAGTTAGAACCTCTCTCTGGTTCTTCATAGCTAAACTCTACCTCCACAATCTTACCAAATACATATATTTTCCTTATCATACTATTCTCCTATGGTAAAAATTTTACCAAAGATTAACGTCCTCTTCTTCTTCTTTTACTGACTAACCGTCTAACTGACCCATCAGGAGCTATTCTATACATGGTTCCTCTACTATCCTTAATCTCTATCCTCCTCCCAAGTTCCTCGGCTATAGTAGCCGCTTGCTTATACTTTCCAACTCCCATAAGAATATCTATCTTCTCCTGAGGAGTTAGTTCTCTATGATTCTCCCATTCCATAGTATATTCCTCCTATTAAACCTGATTAAATAGTTTATTAGTAACCTTCTTTCCAGAGGAACATCCAGTAGATCAACTTTCTTCAGTCCAAGTAGAAATAAAAGCCTCTTCATATTCCACCTTCTTTCTTACTATATATTCGTGCATTTTCCTAATCTCCTTGGCACTAATGAGAAGTTGCCCTTCTCCCAGTCCCAATCCTTCAGTTGCTCTATACCCTCTCCAATGTTTCTCACATCCATAAGCCCAACTACCATTATAAGTTCTAAAATCATAGTGAGCTACTTCATTGCAGAAACTACACTGAGGGAGTACAGTTACTACTGCTGTTATCATTCCCATTATAGTTCCTTGCTCCTTTCTTGAAGTTTTG